GTGAGGCAAGTAGGGCGCGAGTGGATGAAGAGCAAGAATATAGTTGGAAACCTATCGAACTCAAAGATTATTATGATGGATTGTTTCAAGCACCGGTTGCCACGATTCTTAACCGCACTGATGGCCACGGCCTTATCTATACAGGCAGGGTTCACTCAATTTATGGAGAATCTGAATCAGGTAAATCTTGGGTAGCTCAAATTGCATCTGCCGAGATGCTCAAGAGTGATAAAAAGGTTATCTATATTGATTTTGAATCAGATCCCATTGATATTGTGAACCGCCTCAAGGCGCTAGGGGTGAGCAGAGCCAACCTCTTGCAATACTTCACCTATATCCGGCCTGATGGTCCACGCGATGTTGATGATCCTTATTGGCAATCTATCCTTGAGCCAAATAGTGCCACTCTCATTATCATTGATGGTGTTACTGAATCTCTCACAATGTGGGGTGGCGAAACTAAGGATAATGATGCCATTACCCGTTGGATGCGAATCTTTCCCCGCACTGTTGCTACTGCTAGTGGCGCTGCCGTGGTACTCATTGACCATATCACCAAAAACGCCGAAACCCGTGGCCGCTTTGCTATTGGTGGCCAAGCCAAACTGGCAACCATTGATGGCGCAGCCTATCTTGTGGAGCCACTTGAGGCCCTATCGCCTGGGCGAATCGGTAGCCTCACAATGAGAGTTACCAAAGACCGCCCCGGATTTATCCGCAAAATTTCAGGTATGTGGAGAAAATCAGACCGCACCCAAGAGGCTGCGATTATCACCATTGATTCCACAAAGGCGCAGATGCAATATGTGATTGCGGTGCCATTGGCAGAGGATGAGTACGAATCTAATAAAGAGCTGAAGAAACTCAAAGAGATTGCCGAGTTCATTCACAACCATCCAGGGGCAAACCGCCGTATTGTCCAAGATGGCATCAGTGGTTCAAAAGAGGCCATTGGCGAGCGCCTAAGCGACTTGATGGCCGGCGGTTGGATTGAGAATAAAGGCAATGAGAGATCCTTTATCCTTTACTTAACAGAGTTAGGTAAAGAGCATTTTTCACTTTCTGATGCCATAGTTACCCAATTGGTAGTGGGATAAATGAGGTGTTCCGTGTTCCGTTCCGTTCCTTTTGTGTTCCTTTTTAAAAAGGGAACACAGGCAGAAATGAGCGTGATCGGTGTTCGTTCCGTTCCGTATGTGTATACATACGGAATAAGGAACACCATCATTATCGGTACGGGAACGAATAGATGAGTTACCTAGACTTTAAGCCAAGTACCTGCCGAAAATGTGGGAACCTTGTATGGGATGGGATTTCTGCAACCAGTGCTTGCCAGGTCAAACTTGATACAAAGCGGCTCAACCTTATTGAAGAGATACAGGCGCTCGCATCTGGCATTGCTACCTATCAGATACACCGCACTGCCGGTTCATTCGAGGCCACCCGCCGAATGGTGCCAAGGATGGGGGCAAAGGATCCTATTGTGCTTGCCACTCACACCTGCTACCCCTTAACAGTATTTGCCGAGGAACCGCCCCACTATTGGGGCAAGCCAAAGTTATCCACAACTAGCGATGAGGTGCCATTTTGAAAGATATATCCAAGAAAGTATGGCTTCACCTTTCTGCCATCCCACGATTGCAGAAACTTGCCAGTAACCATTTAGCACCTGCGCGTTCAGGCAGTGGGGCAGTAAGTGCCGAGCGATCTATTGGGATTAATGTGGCTGCTCTTGATTACTCAATGGCCAAGGAAACCCTAGATATTCTTCACGGGTGGGAATCAATGATTCGAGAAGCACGCCAACTAACACCGCCTGCATTGGTTAAAGCTGAAGCCACTACAGAGGCAGAGGTTGAAGCAACCTGCAAGTTCCATTTGGCTCACCTTGATTGGTCATTACAACAGGATTGGGCAAAAGACTTTGCAGCCGAGGTTGGTGAGATTCACGCTAAGGGAATGGCTGCCACTAAGCAATTCATTGAGCAACCCCGCCGAATCCCTTGCCCTACTGATGATTGCCGTAAGTTCATTGTGATTGATGTTGAAAACCTTATGGATGATGTGAGTTGTTTCGGATGCAAGGAATCGTGGACTGTTCTCCGGTTAGTTGCCCTAGCAATGTCTAACCCTAATAAAAAGTTCTACCTAGATGTTGAGGCCATTGCCTTATGGCTTGGCATCACCCAACGCCAGGTATATAAGATTATTAGAGCCAACAAGATTGAACGCAAAGGTAGCCTTTACGATTTGGCAAGCATCCTGGCATCTAAGTAAAACTTGACTGAAAAGTTCACACGCTACTGATACACTGCGTGTAACAGGTATTGCTATCTAATCAACTCTCCCCAACCATTTAGGTTGGGTTTTTTACTTTATGGATATGGATATGGATACCGAAACAATCAAAGAAATAGATGAAGCGTTGGCTCACGCCGTAGATACGCGCTCTAAAACCATTGACTCAAAGAAACACATTGTTGATAAGTTCATTGATGATTTACTTGATTCACGATTGGAGCTAACTAGATGATCAATATTTCGGTTAGCATCGGTGATGTAACAACTGAGATAACAACAGATTCAGTTCTATCCTTTGATGGAATAGATACATTACTTAATCGTGCAACTATCTCTGCATTGACTGCCTACAAAGAATACTTTGTTTCAACTGAACAATATGAAACATTAGCCGAGGATGACGAATAACTATCAGGTGTGCAAGAAATGCAATATTGATAAACCGCTAACTGATTATCACAAAGATAAGCGCACACCGAACAATAGGCGAACTACTTGCAATGACTGCAGAAACAAACACAAGAGAGCTACACACATTACATCAACTCATCGAAAAGATTTGCTTGAGGAACAAAGCTACTCTTGCGGGATTTGTGGAATTAATGGGGATGAATTACCCAAGCAATTAGCAGTAGATCATAATCACGAAACAAACACTGTTAGAGGTTTGTTGTGCAATAACTGCAATCTTGGCTTAGGACAATTCAAAGATTCAGTTGTGTTTCTATCTTATGCAATAGAGTATTTGGAAAAGCACGATGGTATTACCTAGGCCGTGTGCTGGATGTGGCAAGGTAGTGCGTGCCTCTCGATGTGTTGAATGTAAGCGCATACTGGATAGGGGTAGGCCAACCCGCACACAAAGAGGTTATGATTATGCTTGGAATAAATTAAGCAAACAACTTAGAGCGCAGCAGCCGTATTGCTCCATACAAGGTTGCACCAATAAAGATTTAACAGTTGATCACATTATCCCCTTGGGGGATGCACCCTATCTGCGCTTAGAGATAAGCAACCTACGGGTGTTGTGTCGCTTTCACAATTCGCAAAAGGGAAATAGTTAAACAAGCATACAAATACCCCCCCCGGTGGCCATCCCCCGTACGGGGTAAAAGTGCGCTTGATTTGCACCATATAAACCCCGATGCCCTGAGAACGCAGTTCTCTGCGAAATTCAAGTTGGGGGGTTTGCGCCAAATGTCCGAATTGGAACTGTTGCAGTTTTTGCAAACTAACTACCTGCGCGATTTGAAAAAAAGCCCAGGCCAATTTGATCGTGCAGACTGCGTAAGCGATGAGCGCGGTTTGATTATTGAACTCAAATGCAGGCGCTCGCACTACAACGAACTGTTGATTGAGAAACATAAGTTTGATGCTTTGGTTTCTAAAGCTAAAACCTTGAACTACCAGGCGGTGTATATCAACTCAACCCCGCTTGGGATTTATGGCTGGAATCTTTCTAGCCAAGAAATTGTTTGGCAAAGTGAACCGATGCCATCAACCACTGATTTTTCAAATGCCAACACAATAAATAAAGTTGTTGGATACCTACCAATAAGCAAAGCAATCAACCTGGCCGGGGGCGGTAGGTTACTAAGCGAAATGGATAACAATGACTGCAGGCAGACCGCGCAAGCCAATTGAGCAAAAGCGCAAAACAGGAAACCCTGGGCAACGCCCATTGCCTGATTCCAAAAATGTAATTGCCTTGCCTCAAATCAAGAGCGATGCGCCTTTGCACCTTAGCGATGCAGGCCAAAAGATGTGGCTAGATGTTCGAGCAATGGCACCCTGGATAGCAAACACTGATGCCAGGTTGCTAGTTGAACTCTGCGAAAAGATGGATAAAAAGTACGAGCTAAAAGAAAAGTTGGCTGCTACTGATTATGTGCTTTATACAGATAAGGGTTATGCCTACGCCAACCCTTTGTTTGGGATGCTCAACACTGTAGAAAACGATATTGTTAAATTGCTTTCCTTGCTTGGCCTCACGCCAACGGATCGCAGTAAGTTGGGGGTTGCTGAAGTTAAGGCCAAAGGCAAGTTAGAGGCTTTACTTGAGCAAAAGAGAAATGGCTGATATTGCAGGATGGCCACCGCGCTGGTTAACTGAAGTTCCTATTGAGGATATTGAACGCGGTGATGGCGATTTATACGCCGAGTTTGCAGAGGCCGTTTGTAGAGTAACCAAAGATTCAGTGGCCTCACCTGCCGGCAAGTTATTACAACTGCGCCCCTGGCAAAAAGAGTTACTGCGCCACACCTTAGCCCGCCGTGAAGATGGCAGGTTTCGACACCGCACCGCCCTAATCGGGATGAGCCGGAAGAATGGAAAGAGCGCACTAGCCGCTTCAATGGGCTTGGCCGGTTTAACAATGGGCGGCAACGGATCTGAAATTTATTCTTGTGCTGCTGATAGAGATCAGGCACGAATTGTTTTTGGCACTGCTAAGCGAATGATTGAGTTAGATGAAGAGTTATCTTCAATGTTCACTTTGTACCGCGATGCCATTGAGTTCAAAGATAAGGGCAGCGTTTACCGCGTACTATCTGCAGAGGCTTACTCAAAAGAGGGTTTGAACCCTTCACCGCTAGTAATCTTTGATGAAGTTCACGCCCAACCATCTTGGGAACTTTGGAATGTGCTTTCACTTGCAGGTGGTGCGCGTGCCGATTCACTTCTCCTGGGCATCACAACTGCAGGTGTAAAGACTCAAAGCAATGGCCAAGATTCTCTTTGCTACTCGCTTTACCAATACGGCCAAAAGGTTGTTAAGGGTGAAACAAAGGATCCTTCATTTTTCTTTTCGTGGTGGGAGCCAACAACGCCTGAAGGCGATCACCGGGATCAATCACTTTGGCTTGAGGCAAATCCCGGATACAACGATTTGCTCGATGCAGAGGAAATGCAAAGCGCAGTTTTGCGTACACCTGAAGCTGAATTTCGCACAAAGCGCCTCAACTGTTTTGTAAATACTTCAGTTGCTTGGCTACCAACAGGCGCTTGGGAAGCGTTAGTTGATAAAGATAGATTTCCTGAAGCCGGCGAGGATGTAATTCTTGCCTTTGATGGTGCCTTTTCTAATGACTCAACCGCGCTAGTTGCCTGGTTATTGGGTGGAGAAAAGCCACACTTGATGGTTGTTGGCTTATGGGAACGCCCAGATGATGCTGAACAGGGTTGGCATATCCCCGTTGCCGAGGTTGAACAAACCATTGTTGATACTTTCAGAGATGAACGCTTCAATGTAAAGGAAATTGTTTTTGATCCTGCGCGTTGGCAGCGTACTTTTATGGTTTTGGATGAAGAGGGTTTGCCTGTAGTTTCCTATCCCAACTCAGCGCAAAATATGGTGCCGGCAACACAAAAGTTTTATGAGGCAGTAGTTAATGAATCTTTCACACACGATGGAGATGAAAGGCTTGCCCGACACATAGCCAACTGCGTAACAAAACAATCAAGTAGGGGTGTTATGGTTGCCAAAGCTAGTAGTAGGCGCAAGGTGGATGCTGCAGTTGCATCAATCTTTGGGTATGACCGAGCCACACAACCGGCTGAACCACCTGCACCGGTGGCAAGATTCTTTTCAATTCAGGTATAGGGAGCAAAATGAAAAAGATTGATCTATCAGTTACAGTAGAAATCATTGGGGTAACACTGGTTACAACTGGGCTTGCAATGGTTTCAGTTCCTCTTGCTTTGATTATTTCAGGTAGTTTTCTAGTATGGTTAACAGAAAAGGCTAACTAATGAGTTTATCTAAGCGCCTTAGCAACGCATCAGGCGAAAAGCGTGCTAACAATCAATATATCGAACCATTGATTCCAGGCCGCCCTGCCTTTGAAACACTCGCAGGCGTTGTTGTAGATTCTGAATCTGCTATTCGTATGTCCACTGTTTATGCCTGCGTTCGCTTGCTTGCAGATACAGTTAGCTCATTACCGGTTGCCGCTTATGTGCGCCGTGGCCGTAATCGCCTGCCTTATGCAACTGTTTATGGCGATCAGCCTGAATGGGTTGCCCGCCCTAACCCTGAAACAACACGCCTTGAGTTCTATGAGCAAATTGTTACTTCATTTAAACTTGAAGGCAACGCTTACATTCTTACAGTGCGCGATGATATGGGCGATGTAAAAGAGTTATATGTTATTGATCCGCGTTATGTTCGCATTGAACGCCGTGGCCCAGGTGAACCTTTAATTTATTATGTAAAGATTCGCATTGAAGGCGGGGGAACTTACGAGCAAATTCTTGATGGCCGCGAGATTATGCACATCCCTGATTTCCGTTTACCAGGGCAGCGTTATGGCCTAAGCCCAATTGCGGCTTGCCGTACAACAATTGGCTCTGCAATGGCAGCAGATACCTATGCCGCTTCATACTTTGGTAACGCTGCTAATCCAGGTGGAGTTATCTCAGTTCCTGGTGAAATGACTGAAGAGCAGGCAGCAGATATTGCCCGTGATTGGAACATTAGCCACACTGGCCCATACCGAGCAGGCAAGATTGGCATCCTTTCAGGTGGCGCTTCATTCTCTCCACTTCAGATTAATGCCCAAGATGCTCAACTTTTAGATACACGCCGTTTCTCAGTTGAAGAAATTGCTCGCATTTTCCGTGTTCCACTATCGCTACTAGGCCACCCTGTAGCCGGTGCAATGTCTTTTGCATCTGTTGAAGCACAAAACCTTTCATTCGTGCAGCACTCATTGCGCCCTATCTTGGAGCGAATCGAGCAATCACTATCAACATTGTTGCCTGAATCTGATGGATTCATTCGCTTTAACCTAGATGCGCTACTGCGTGGCACAACAATTGAGCGTTATGATGCCTACACAAAGGGATTGCGTGAAGGTTTCCTTTCAATCAATGATGTTCACTCTTACGAGGATATGGCACCAATTGAAAGTGGCGATGAGTACCGCGTTCCACTACAAAACATTGATGCAACTGATGCCAAGGATGTTGGCCTCAAGCTACGCACCGAGATTGCAGCAAGTCTAATTCAGGTTGGCTTTGATCCTGCAGCAGTAACTAAGGCAGTTGGCTTGCCTGATATGAAGCACACCGGATTGCCTTCAAGTCAATTGCAGCAAATTGCAACAATTGATCCTGCAGATCCTTCAGCCGCTTATGAGGTTCAGTAATGCCATTTTCCGCACCTGAATATATGCAAGAAAATGCAGCACGCGGTTTGAAATACCTAGATGAAGGCTTTGGGGGAGATGGATTAACTGAAGGCACAAAGCGTGAAGCACGCGAGATGGCTGCAGGAAATATATCTGATAACAAAGTTCGCAAGATGGCACCCTGGTTTGCCCGCCATAAAGTTGATGGGCAAGCACCAAAAAATAACAATCCATCAGATCCCGAATATCCAGGCGCAGGTTTAGTTGCCTGGTTGTTGTGGGGTGGAGATTCCAATTTCAGTGATAGAGCGCAAAACTGGGCGCAAAGCAAGATAGATGCACTAGATGCTGAAGCCGATTCAAGGAGCAAAATGAGCAAAAAAATCGAACGCCGTACATTTACAGTTCAAGATGTTGAAGCACGCCAAACTGAAGATGGAACAATGCGCTTACGCGGCTACGCTGCAGTATTCAATGATGCAAGCGTTCCCCTACCTTTCAAAGAAACAATTGCCCCTGGTGCATTTCGCAAGACTTTGAGCGAAACACCGGATGTACGCCTTCTCATAAATCACGAAGGTTTGCCTTTGGCTCGCACTAAGAATGGAACTCTCACACTCACTGAAGATGAGCGTGGCCTATTTATGGATGCAGTAATTGCAGATACAAATGAAGGCCGTGATTTGTATAAGTTGGTTGAGCGTGGAGATGTTGATCAGATGAGTTTTGCTTTCCGAGTCATTCGCCAAAAGTGGAATGATGATCGTTCGGTTCGCACCCTTACTGAAGTTTCACTAGCAGATGGAGATGTTTCAGTGGTTACTTATCCTGCCTACCCAACAACAAGTGTTGAGGCACGCGAAGCATTACGCAATGCAATTGAAGCAATTAAGGAAGGCCGTGAAGTAACAGGCGAATCTTTGGTTGTGCTAAATACCATTTTTGAAGATTTAAGCGAAGGCCACGATTACATTATGAAGGCCGTTGAAATGATGGCAATGCTTACAGGTGGAGAGCCTGAAGAGGAAATTGAAGTTGAAGAGCCTGAACTTGAGCTAGAATCGGCAGATTCAAACGCTACTGCAGGCCGTTCAATTTCCCTACGCCTAGCAAAAGCAATTATCAACAACACAAAATAGGTTTCTGTTAGCAAAGCGTTAACAGATTGAAGCCGGAGCGAATCCCACACCCTAAAAGCGCCGTGGAGAGCATCGCCACCACCTCACAAATCAAAACACTCATTGGAGAAAAATGTCTAAGTCATATCTTGATATTGCTCTTGAGCGCCGTGATGCAGTTAAGGTTGAAATGGATGCAGTTCTAGAGGCAGTTGCTGCCGAAGAGCGCACCGATCTTACTGCAGAGGAAACCGAAAAGGTTGATGCTCTCGTTGAAGAGGCACGCGCACTTGATGCAAAGATTGAAAAGTTCTCAACACAGGCTGCTGCAGATGCAAAGGCTGCTGAAGTTCGCGCTTCAGTTGCAGCAGTTGTAGCACCAAAGGTAGGCGGAGCAACAGTTACACGCGAAGCCCGCACATACACACCTGAAGCAAATGTTTCATTCGTTAAGGATGTTTACGCTGCTCAGATTCGTGGCGATTACTCAGCGCAAGAGCGCCTAGCACGCCACACACGCGAAGAATCAATTGAGCGCCGTGATGTTGATACATCAAACTTTGCGGGCCTAGTTGTTCCTCAGTATTTGGTTGATCTCGCTGCACCTTATGCACGCGCAGGCCGCCCAACTGCAGATTTCGCAACATCAAAGCACGCACTTCCAGCTTCAGGTATGACGCTAAACATCAGCCGTATGACCACTGGAACATCTACTGCAGTTCAGGAAACACAAAACACTTCAGTTTCTGAAACTGATTCTGATGATACTCTGCTCACAATTCCTGTACGCACAATCGCAGGCCAGCAGGATCTATCAAAGCAGGCAATCGAGCGCGGAACAGGGATTGATACATTCGTTGTAGCAGATCTTATTCGCTCTTGGCACACAACAGTTGATGCTCAGGTTCTAAACGGAACAGGCTCAAACGGCCAGTTCAAGGGAATCCGCGCTTCAGGTGGAAATGCAATCACTTACACTGCAACAACACCTACAACTGCACTTCTCTACTCAAAGTTGGCAGATGCGTATCAGCAAATTGAGAGCAATGTTTTCATCGCTCCAACACACTGGATTATGCACCCACGCCGCCTTGCAGCAATTCTTGCTTCAAGCGACACAACAGGCCGCCCATTGGCAGTTCCAACAGGAAATGGCCCAATGAACGCAATGGCAGCAGGCGCTGGACTTCCAGGATATGGCAACTCAGGTTACACAATCCTTGGCCTTCCAGTTATCACTGATGCAAATGTTGGTACAACATACGGCGCAGCAACAAACCAGGATGAAATCTACTGCGTTGCAGCACCAGAAATGCACCTTTGGGAACAACCAGGATCACCTTTTGCACTCTCATTTGATGCAACAGGCGCTGGTTCACTCACTGTAAAATCTGTTGTTTACGGCTTTGGTGCCTTCTCAGCAGAGCGTTACCCACTCGCTGCCTCAATCATTTCAGGCACCGGTTTGGTAGCACCAACTTTCTAATCTAGAGAGTTAAAAATTGTGAAGGTTGGGTTAGTTTCCCCCAACTAGCCCAACCTTCACTTCTCAATTAATCGGGGGATTATGAAAAGCGCACATAAAGTTTCAATTGGTAGTTGTGATCCAGGTACTGTTGATGGCGGGTTTGCATTTAGCTTGATTCAACTTACTCAATCTAGGGCATCTCGATTAGGCCCCTTTGTGCGAATCAAGGGTTCAGGGCTTTTATCAAAGCAACGCAATCGGTTGGTTAAGCAATTCTTGGAAACCAAATCTGATTGGCTCTTAATGATGGATTCAGATGAGCAACTGCCAGTTTCAAGTTTTGATAAATTGGTTGAAGCGGCTCACGAAAAGGAACGCCCGATTGTGGCGGGATTAGTATTTGCAAGTTTTGAAACAGGGTTCCCATACCCCCAACCAGTTCCAACAATCTTTCAAGATGCACCTGAAGGCTTTTTGCCTTTGAACAAATACGATAAAGATTCGCTATTTGAAGTAGATGCAGCAGGCACCGGTTGCCTTTTGATTCATCGCAGCGTGCTAGAAAAAATGCGTGATGAAGCTGATGAACACCAGGGGCAAGATTGGTGTTGGTTTTGGGATGGACCTATCCACGGCAACTGGATTGGTGAGGATTTACAGTTTTGCCGGCGCGTTAGATCACTTGGCTTTCCTATCTACGCCCACACGGGCGCGATTTTGCCTCACTCAAAGCACTATTGGTTAGATGATAGGCAGCACGATATATGGAACGCATAAAAAGAATTTTAAGAATTAAGGTAAAATCAAAGGAAACTACTACCGCCGTTCCTGAATTGGAACGCGCAATGATTCCCAAAGTAGAAACGAGAATAAAGCGTGGCAATCACTAACGGCTATACAACGCTTAATGATGTGAAATCAGCTTTGAACATTGAAGATTCAATGGAAAATGCGAGTATTGAGATGGCTATTGCCACCGCAAGCCGCCAAATTGATGATTATTGTGGCCGTTTCTTTTATACAGATGGAACAGTTCAAGCGCCTGCAACTCG